CTACTGATTTTAATCATATTTATGTTGTTGTACACGGAGATTTAGCATGAGTACTTTAAAAGTAGATAATCTCCTGTTGTCAAATAATAATGCAGGCACTGGTAGAATACTTGAGGTAGTATCAGGTGTGTGTGATGGAAGTTCAATGACTACTTTAAGTGGCACATATACTTTTGAAAACGTAACAGCGAAACAAACTCTAAGCACAAGTTATCAAGACCAAACAGGTAGCCTTATAAATTATAAGCCTCCTGAAGGAACAAAAAGAGTTATATACGAGTCTTATTTTCACATAATGGGTATTGATGCTGACCCTATTGGGCATCACAGGCTGTACGTAGACGGTGTAGAAGTTGAAGCTGCTAGAGTAACTTACAGGGCAGAAGACCTTCAAGGTAGGGTTTCTTTTAAGTGGATGTTCACTGTTGGGTCTTCTACGGATAATGTTAATTATGGGAAGTTTAGCACTTGGACAACCTTAAAAGAAATTAAAATACAAGTTAGGCAGTACAACACAGGTAACGAATACGACTTACACAGTACAAACCATTGGGATGGAACTGGCACAGACATTTTTTCAGTTCCAATGTTATTCATAACAGCAATAGGATAAAAAATGGACACACCACAATTTCAAGGCACACACTTATTTGACAGACTATGCTGGGCTAAAGAAAACCTAGACGGAGTGCAATCAGACTACCGTGTAGTATATGAAGATAACATAGAAGAATGTGCAAAGATACTTGTGCCAGACCCAAATTGGATGGCTTGTGCTTTACAGGGTGGTATATTGCCACCTGTTTGGGTATACTGGGAGTTAAAAAAAGATGAAGCACAACCTGATTTTAAAAAGCATACTCGTGGGTATTTGTTACATCAGACAGAACCTATCGAGGCAATGACAGAGGAAGAAGCAATAGAATACTTAATTCAGAAGGATGTACCAGAACATGTCTGGAAGAATTGGGATGAAGGTAATCGTCCTAAGATGGTTATCTGTAGGAAGAATCAACTTCCTGCAACTAGAGAATGGCGTAACTCTTGGCGTATTAGCGAAGATGTTACCGTAGCAGCATAACTTATAGGAGTATTAAAAATGGCTGTAGCAACTTATATTGTTGATAAGGACGGTAATCAAGCAAATGCCGCTAGTGTAACCGTACCTTCAAATAGAGACTTTCGTGGAGCTTGGACACTAAGCGGCAGTGTTATATCAGAGGACTTAACCAAGGCGAAAGAAATTTTCAAAGATAAAATCAGAGAAGTTCGCGCACCTTTGTTAGAAGCAGAGGATGTTGTATATATGAAAGCATTAGAGACTGATGATGCAACTGCAAAAGCAGCTAGTGTAACAAAGAAAACTAATCTTCGTAATGCTCCAGCAGCTAGTGCTATCACAAATGCAACAACGATTGCAGAATTAAAAGCAGCATGGGATACTAGCCTGTTAGGTGCAAGCCCATACGCATAGGAGAAGGCTATGGCACTAACACAAGTTAGACCAGAGGGAATAGACCCACGTTCAGGCAGTATTATACAAATTCAGTATACGCAGTATATCACTGCCACTTCTATGAGTAACAGTGCCAATACCGATACAGCTATTGATGAATTAGCGGTAAATATAACTCCTAAATTTAGCGATTCAATTATCAAACTTGAGGGATATTTGTCACATGAACACTCTAATGTTAACTTTTCGGCTAATGCTATGGGGTTTTTTTATAGAGGGTCTACGAAACTAGCGACAACAGGTGGTTCTAACAGGCGAATGGGAATAGCCGTGCCACTTATAAGTTATCATCAAAATGCAGGGTCTACGATAGATGGCTTTAATTTATCGTGGTTTGATAATGCCCATAACACAACTTCACAAATTACTTATAAAATAGGTTTTACAACATTTTATGCTGGAACTATGTACATTAATAGAACTGTTACCGATACTGATAGTAACGAGTATGAAAGAGGTGCTTCTTTCATTTCAGCTACGGAGATAGCAGGGTGACGACATGAGTAGAGCATCTGATTTAGCAAATGTAATAGCAAGTGGTTCTACTGATATTGTAGCCGAAGGAACTGCCACAACTAATTTACAACAGGGGTTGGCGAAAGTTTTTGTAGTTGGCGCATCAAATAAAGCTAGTGTTCTTACATCTTTTAATTGTTCTCATCTTTCAGATGACGGCACAGGTAAACAATCTATTGGTATTACTAGTGCTTTTTCAGATAGTAATTATGTTCCTACTACTAGTTTAGCCGCTGGTGGAGATAAAACGCACACCCACGAAAGAACTAGTTCTTCTGTTTGTCAGTTTATAAGTAGAGATGCGTCCAGTGCTTCATTAGAAGATTTAGAAGTATCTGCGTCAATTCACGGAGATTTAGCATAATGGCAAGCGAATTAAGAGTAGACACACTAAAAGATGCCAGTGGTGCTAACTCCGTTGGCTTGTCGTATGTAGCAAATGGTAGTGCAAAACAATGGTGTAATTTTGTAGGGTCAAGCACAACTGTAAATGATTCATTTAATACTGCGTCTGTTACAGATAACGGCACAGGCGATTTTTCCCCGCAGATTACCAATGACATGAGCAACGTAAACTATAATATTGCTTGTATGATTAAACCTACAACTGGACAAACAAATCAAAGTCTTAATAGAGCCGCCAGTATAAGATATAATGAATCACCTACTGCTGGAGGATACAGAGTTATAACAATTACTGGTGGAGTTGGTCCTGAAGATAACGATAAAACTATGCCCACCATTCACGGAGACTTAGCGTAATGCCATACATAGGAAAAAGCCCAACTAACGGTGTACGCACACGCTTTTTATACACAGCTACTGCGGCACAAACAGTATTCTCAGGCAGTGATAGCAGTTCTAATGTCCTTGCATACACAGATGGTATGTACATGGATGTATATCAGAATGGTGTGCTACTAAAACCTACCACAGACTATGCCGCAACCAATGGAACATCTGTAACCTTAACAACTGGTGCATCAGCTAGTGATGTCATTGAGATGGTTGTGTATGATGTGTTTAGTATTCAAGGTAACTACACCAAGACTGAATCAGATACACGTTATCCATTCAAAGGTAACAACAGTATCATACGCCTTAATGGTCAAACAATAAGTAACGACATTACAATTGACAGTGACGAGAATGGTATGTCAGCAGGACCTATTACACAGAATGCTACGGTTACTGTTAATGGATATTGGAGTATAGTATGACCAGTGTATTAAATGTAGATACCATTGCGGCAAAGGATGGCACTAGTCCTGTTGCGTTGACTAAGCAAAGTGCGGCAAAAGTATTTTCTTCTAACAAAACACTATCTGGTTCTACTCCTACATGGCTTCCAGATGTAGATAGTTTTAATGTTAGTTCTACTACAGACACACAAACAGGCTATGCAATTATAAATATGACAAATGGATTTAACAATACTGCTTATTCGTCCACTGGAAGTTCTGCTGGTTTCTCTGTAAACGATTTAGTAACAACTAGATATCAATCCACAACATCCACTGCTGATGATATAAGAATATATGATGGTTCATATAGGGATGCTTCTTTCAGTTATGTGGCATTTGGAGACTTAGCATAATGGCAAGCAAACTTAAAGTAGACGAACTTGAAGGTGTAACCACTGCTGGGTCAATAGATGTAATAGGCGAAGGCGGTAGCACGACCACAAATCTTCAGCAAGGTGTGTTAAAAGCATGGACAGTTGATTCAAGTTCTAGTGCTGGAACGGTTGGAGATAGTTTCAATAACAGCAGTTTTAGTGACGATGGAACAGGACAAACCACTATAACTTTAACAAATCCAATGAATACCGCTACAAACTGGTGTGTTACTCAAGGTGCAACATTGCAATATCCTTTTAGGTCTAACGCAGAATCAAGCACAACACATAGTTTAGACACTGTTAGTGGAGCTGGAAGTTTTACGAATGGTTCTTCAAATGGTATGTGTTCAGGAGACTTAGCATAGGAGTTTAAAGATGGCGTTGCCTTTTTCAGCGTTTTCAGAACGTCCTTTTGCTGATGCTGACCAAGTAACCGCTCCTTCGGCAGGAGAGTGGCGTGGTAGTGCATGGGGTTCTGGTGGTTGGGGTGGATCAATTCCAGTTACTGTAGCAGTCACAGGAGTAGCTGCTACTTCTGCTTTGGGCAATGAAAGTGTCACAGGTACAGGTTCAACCACAACAACAGGAGTACAAGGCGTTGCCAATGCAGGGTCTTTAATTGTTTCTGGCGCAGCCGTAACTGGCGTATCAGGATTAGCTTCTGTAAGTGGGTTAGGTGAGGAATCTGTTGTTGGTACAGCAAAT